GCGGAAAAAGGTGATCGTCGGCTACAACGAGCTGCTGACCCACACGGCCACCGTCCGCCAGTTCATTGTCGAGGGCCGCCTAGTGCACACCGGCGAACAAATGCTGTCCGAGCACGTCAACCGCGCCGTCGGGGTACGCACCGCCGCGGGCTTCGTGCTGTCTAGCCAAAAGTCGCCTGGTCTGATCACGTTGGCCCGGTGCATGATTTGGGCCGCGGCCCTAGTTGCTCGACCACAGCAAAAAACCCGCGCCGCCATCGCCTTCGCAAGGTAGGGGATCAGTTTCTATCTTTCTCCGAAACGCTTGCGTTCGCAACGATCATCGGGGACAATCCGAGCGTGGGTCTTTTCCGCAAAAAGATCGAAGCCCCGGCTTTCGCCTCGTCCCCCGTTGGCGCAGCTGCAGGCGCATCGCAGATAGGGCAGTTCTACTCGTACAGCGTTGGGGCTTCTGAAGAGGCTGCCCTATCTGTCCCCACGATCGCTCGAGCCGTTTCGCTCATCACAACCGTCGTCGGCACCCTCGACCTGAAGTCTTACGTCCTGCAATGGGGCGGCGAAGAGTACGAAAAAATTTGGGTCCAGGGCGAAACGTGGATGAGCCGACCCGATCCCAAAGTGACGCGCCAGTTCATCATGGGCAAAACCGCCCGCGATCTCATCATGTACGGCCGCGCACACTGGGCCGTCACGTCGCGCTACTCGACCGGCTTCCCCGCCACGTTCGAATGGCTACCAGCCAACATGGTCTACTCGACGAAGATGCCAGCGTCGCCCGAGTGGTTCGGTATGCCCGACGACCTCGAATTCAACGGCCTTCCGCTTGACGTCTCTAACGTCATCACTTTCCTGTCACCCAACCAAGGCATCGTGTACGCGGGCCGCCGCGCCGTCGGTGTCGCGCTCCGCCTCGATCAGGCGGCCGAGCGTTTCTCCGCCACCGAGATCGCTGCCGGGTATCTCCAGCAAACCAGCAACTCGGAACCAATGTCATCCGAAGAGCTCGGCGAACTTGCCGGAGCGTGGGCGAACGCCCGCCGCGTTTCCGCCATCGGCGCATTGAACAGTGCCGTCGAATGGAAAGAGTTTTCGTCCGATCCAAGCAAACTGCAGCTCGTTGAGTCACGCAAATACCAGGCGCTTGAAATGGCCCGCCTGCTCGATATCCCTGGCTACCTGCTCGGCATCGACCAGTCCGGCATGACCTACCAAAACGCGCAACAGTCACGCCAAGACCTGATCCTGTTCGGCGCACGACCTGTCCTGCATTCCATTCAAGAGCGCTTGTCAATGAATGATGTTTTGCCGAACGGCCGCCACGTCCAATTTGACGTCGAAGAATACTTGGAACAATTCATGATTGAAGAGCCCGAAATTCAGCGTGAAGCGCCCGCGCCTGATCTGCCCGAGGACGAAATGGAGCTCGAGTAATGCCCTGGCATATCGAAACAGAAAACCCCGAGTGCTCCGGCTTTGCGGTCGTCAAACACGATGACGGCACCGTCGAAGGCTGCCACCGCGACATTGACGCCGCGCTCGAGCAGCTCGCCGCGCTGTACGTCAGCGAATACTCGGTCGACGCGGCCGCACCTAATCGCACAATCCGTTTCACCGCCGCTGCACAACTGACAGCGATGAAAGACGACGAAGAAGAATATGCCCCGCGCATCTCGGGCGTTGCCGTCCCGTGGGACATCACCGCAACCGTCGCAGGCGGCCAAAAAGTCAAGTTCCTGCGCGGCGCATTTGACGTCAACCAAAAAGCCGCCAAACTTGTTGAGAACCACGACCTGACACAACTTCGCGGCGTCGTCAACAAGTTGACTGACACCGCAGTCGGACTTGAGTTTGAAGCAACGCTCGCCGACACGCGGGCGAGCCGCGACGCTGTCGCGCTCCTCAAGTCCGGCGCATACGATTCCGTGTCAGTGGGGGCTAACCCGACAAAATTCAAATTCGACAAGACCGGCACCATGATCGTCAGCGCCGCTGACCTGATCGAGCTGTCGCTCGTCGCCGTGCCCGCGTTTACCGACGCGGTAATCACAGAAATCGCCGCCTCGGCCGAACCAGAGGACGACGAAAACCAACCACAAGACACCCCCGAGGAGGAACAAGTGTCAGAAGCAATCCAGGCCGAGGCCCCAGAGGCTCCGGCAACCCACCCCGTCAGCCCGCTCGTCTACGCGACGGCCCGCAAGGAAGTCCCGCTGCCCACCGCAGTCGAGTACCTTTCGGCGGCCATCGCTGGCGGCTCGGCATGGCACCAAATGAGGGAAGCCATCCGCGCAGCTGCACCCGACGTCGTCACCACCGACACGCCCGGCATCCTGCCGACCCCGATCGTCGGCCCGGTGTACAACAATTTCGTCGGCCGTCGCCCCGTCGTTGACGCAATCGGCGTCCGCGCAATGCCTGGTGGCGGCAAAGTCTTTATCCGCCCCGAAGTGACCACGCACGTTTCAATCGGCGCAAGCCTCGCCGAAATGAGCAACCAGTCCGGCACCCTCGTTGTGTTCAACAACCAGGTCACCAAGCAAATTTTCGGCGGATACGTCAACGTGTCCGAAGCCGATTTGGACTGGACCGACCCTGCTGTTTTGTCAATCATCCTTGACGACATGGGCCGCATTTATTCCAACTCCACGGACAATTACGCGGCTGATAATTTGGCAACCGGCGCAACCGTGACCGAAAACTTTGCTGGCGCGTCATATTCCGACCCGTCGTACTGGGCAGGCTGGATGGCACAGGCCGCCTCAAAGATCCTCACGGGATCGAACGGCAACCTGCCCACCCACCTGTTCCTTTCGCCGTCAATTTGGCAGGGTCTCATGAGCCTCAGCGACACCGCTGACCGGCCGCTTTTCCCGCAGGTCGGCCCGATGAACGCTTTCGGCAACCTGACCCCTGGACAGGACAGCGGCGTGGCCTTCGGCCTTCGCGTCGTCGTGGACCGCAACTTTGCCAACGACACGTTCATCGTCGGCGACCCATCCGGCTACGAAATTTTCGAACAGCAAAAGGGCGCAATCAGCCTCGACTCGCCGTCGACTCTGTCGCGCACGATCGCATGGCGCGGCTACTTCGCCACGCTGATGATCGACGCGTCAAAGTTTGTCAAGGGCATCCTCGTCTGATCCGCTGACTGCTGCACCTAGGAGATCTGCACCATGGCCGTTTACACCGTCACATTCCATCAACGAATTGACGACTACGCCGTGGTGCAGACCCTAGAAGCAACCGAAATCGGCATCGGCCAATCGATTACCCTCGCAGGACTTGGACACGGCTTGAACGGCACACACACCGTTTTAGCCGTCCCGGTCTACGAGTACACCGGCGTTGACGACGAGGGCGACTGGCTATATGACGACAACGTCATCATCACCAACCAGCTGCTCTTCAAAGACGCCGGCGACGATCTCGAACGCTCCGCCGCTGACCCGTTCGGCACATTGACCTGGACAGAAACGTGCACATGGATCGTCGCCAATGACGTTCTGTCGTGGCTAGGTATTTCCGTGGCTACCGCTAACGACACAGCCTTCGTTACGGTCTGCACGGAGGCCAGTAACGCATGGGCCTACAAGGCACGCAAAATGGCGGGTTACCAAGGTGAGTCGCTATCGAGCGTGCCAAGTAGTGCCGTCAAGCTCGGCACGATCATGTACGCCGCCAGCCTCTACCGTGAACGCGGATCGGTGGATTCCTACGCGTCGTTTCAGGACATGGCGATCACTGCCCCGACCGGCACAATGGGTCAAATCATGCGTCTGCTCGGCATCCGCCGAAGCCAGGTGGCCTGATGCCCGCCACAGGCATTTTTGCCGAGTCCCGTACAGCTGTCGTCAACGCCCTAACGGCGCTCGGCCTCGCAGCTGTCATTGATCCGCGCAATGCCCGCCCCATGACCGTTTTGGTAAACCCGCCGACCTTTGACGCGTTCACCTACAACGTCGGAGACATACGTTTTGACCTGCTGATCTTGGCGGCCCCACCAGGCAACCTTGACGCCGAGGACTACCTCATCACGACCGCCGACACCATCATGGCGTCGACAACCCTGGCCGTCACCGGCGGCCGCCCCGCCACCGTCACAGTTGGCGACCAAGTAATACCCGCCTACAACCTGACAGTCGCAATCGCGGCAAGGAGAAACTGACAATGCCAACCACGTTTTTGTCAAACGCCACCATCAACATCACCCAGGGCGCAACCACCTATGACCTGAGCGCAGAAGCAAACCAGGTCACGCTCACGATCGGCAATGACGCTCTGGAATCGACTAGCTTCGGCGACACCGGGCGCACCTTCACGGCGGGCTTGGCACAGGTCGAGTGCACCATAACTCTTTTCCTGGCTTACGGCGGCACAGGCGCAACCAGCGAAACGGAAGGCGCACTGTGGGCGATGGTCGGCAAAAGCAGCACCTTGGTTATTTCGCCAAGCGGCACCACCGAAGGCGCATCCAACCCGGAATACACGATCACCGGCGCATACCTCGAATCGTTCACGCCGATCAACTCGACCGTCGGCGAGCTCGCCACCGTCGAGGTGACGTTCACCGGCGGCACATTCGCCCGCGACATCACACCCCCGTAATTAACACTCCAACCGTGCAAGGAGAACCATGAAAATCCAAATCAGCGTCGACACCGGCAACGGACCCGACATTGTGACCACCAACCTGTTCACAGTCATCACCTGGGAACGCAAATATAAACGACGC